GGGAGAACCGCGCGCAGGGGATCGGGTGGGAAGCCTCTGTGTCGATCCTCCGTCGCCGGCATGGGGTCTCTCGGGCCACCGTGACCCGGATCATCCGCCGGAAGCACTTCCATGTCCCCGGGGGCCTAGTCTCACGGATGTAACACAATGAGACTAGATTCCGGTACGCCATCGGTGCGAACCATGATCCATGCCTCGAAGCTCCAAGACGCCGCCTCGCGCGCGCGGGAAGAAGGCCCCGGCCCGGGGGACCGCCTCGAAACCCAAAGCCGAGACTTGGCGCGCCCGGATCGTGGACTCGGCCGAGGTGGATCCCCGCGCGCTTGTTGCGAATCCGCGGAACTGGCGGTCCCATCCGGCTTCGCAGAGGGCCGCCATCAACGGGGTTTTGAAGGACGTCGGCTGGGTTTCGCGCGTTCTCGTGAATCGAACCACCGGGTTCATGATCGACGGGCATCTCCGGGTGGAAGAGGCCATCCGTAGCGGAGCGCCCACCGTGCCGGTGGACTACGTGGAGCTGGACGAGCGCGAAGAGGCGGTGGTGCTCGCGACGCTCGACCCGATCGGGGCGATGGCCACCACGGAGCGCGAAAGGCTCGGCGAAGTCCTACAGCTGGCCGCAAGCGAGGACGAACGCGTGCAGGCTGTTCTCGCGTCTCTGATGTCGTCCAACGGGATCTTGCCTGAGATCCCTGAGGAGCCCATTCCGGTCGTTCCCATGGATGAGCCGTGCAGTCGGCGGGGCGACCTTTGGATTCTCGGGACACACCGACTGCTGTGCGGCGAGTCCGAATCACCGGAGCAGCTCGATCGGCTTCTGGCTGGCGCGGAAGTCCATCTGGTCAACACCGACCCTCCGTACAACGTGAAGGTCGAGCCGCGCTCACACAACGCAATCGCCGCGGGGCTCTCGAGTTTCTCGGCACCTGACATGCACCATCAAGGATTCGATCTTGCTCGGCGCCCTGGTGCATCGACTCCGACCAGCCGGCAGATGCGCCCAAAGGATCGGCCGCTCGAGGACGACTTCCTGTCGGAGGACGAGTTCAACCAGAAGCTCGCGGGTTGGTTCGGGAACCTCGCCCGCGTGCTCTTGCCCGGGCGGTCGTTCTACATCTGGGGCGGATACGCCAATTGCGCGAACTATCCGCCGGTCCTGAAGGCCAGCGGACTCTACTTCAGCCAGTCGATCATCTGGGTGAAGGAACACCCCGTCCTCACGCGCAAGGACTTCATGGGCAATCACGAGTGGTGCTTCTACGGCTGGCGTGAGGGTGCCGCGCATCGCTTCTTCGGCCCCGCCAACGTCCCCGACGTCTGGAGCGTGAAGAAGGTCAACCCGCAGGCCATGGTCCACCTCACCGAGAAGCCGGTAGAGCTCGCGGTGCGCGCGATCCAGTACTCGTCCCGCCCAGGCGAGAACGTATTGGATCTGTTCGGCGGGAGTGGGAGCACGCTCATCGCTGCCGAGCACACGGGACGGCGCGCGTTCTTGATGGACAAGGATCCCGCTTACTGCGACGTCATCGTAAAGCGGTGGGAACAGCTCAAGGGCGGGAAGGCGGTCCTCGAACGCCAACTCGAAGCGGTGACCTCGTGAAGCCGAACCGCCCCGAAATCGACGCCCGCCGCCGGATGGTCGCGGAGTTCATGTTGAAGGGCTTCGCCCTCGACGCCATCACCGACGCGCTGGCGCCTCACTTCCGTCATCCCAAATCGGGGAAGCCGTACACGCGCAACGCGATCTACCGGGACTTCGTTGCCTTGCGCAAGCAGTGGCGGGAAGACGCCGCGGCGGACATCGCCGAGCTACGCGGGCGCCAGCTCGCGGAGTTGCTGTTGGTGCGTAAGCAAGCCTGGCTGGAGAAGGACCTCGACAAGGTGCTCCGTTCTCTGGCGCAGGAATCGAAGCTCCTGGGCACGAACAAGCCGCTGGAGATGGACATCACCATGCTCGTGCGCACGCTTGCCGAGGAGGCTGCGAAGCTCGCTGGGTTCAGTGATGAGGCTGCTGCCGCAGTCGCGGCGCGCGCCGAGGAACTCGCCCAGTGATCCCCGTCCTCGTCCCGGAGAAGGTCGCGACCCGGCGTGCGCTCGATGCCGCTCGCGCGGCGCTTGCCGAGGGCTTGCTCCTGGCGCAGCGGCGGATGCGTGTGGGGCTCGCCCTGGTCGAGCCCCCCATCACGACCGATGAGCAGCTCCGCGCCTACATGGCGCAGCGGTTCGGCATGCGCATCCCTGACGTGCAGGTCTGCCCGCATCACACGACGCCCTGGAGGGCCTTCGCCGATGCCTTCTTCGCGCGAGCCCCAATTTCTGTGTGGAAGGCGTCACGCGGGCTCGGCGGCAAGAGCCATCTGCTTGCCGGGCTCGGCACGGCGGAGGCTGCTGCGCTCCAAGCGGACGTTAAGATCCTGGGCGGGTCGGGCGAGCAGAGCAAGCGCGTGCACGAGTCGATGCAGGGGTTCTGGTGGAGCCAGCTCGCCCCGCGCGAGCTCCTCGCCAGCGACCCCTCGCAGCAGCGCACGCGCTTGAAGGCCGGAAACAAGATCGAGGCTCTGCTGGCATCGAGCAAGTCCGTGCGAGGCCCGCACCCTCAGCGTCTGCGCGTGGACGAGGTTGACGAGGTGGACTGGGAAATTCTCGAAGCCGCGCGCGGCATGCCCCAGGACTCGCGCGGCATCCTCTCGCAGACGGTGCTCAGCAGCACGCACCAGTACGAGGATGGGAGCATGACGCGCCTGCTCGATGAGGCGAGCGAGCAGGGTTGGCCCGTCTACGAGTGGTGTTACCTCGAATCCATGGCGGGCCCCGATGCGTGGCTCACGCAGGCGATGGTCGACCGCAAGCGCGCGACGATGAGCGCCGACGCCTGGTGCGTGGAGGTGGAGCTCCAACGACCGAACGCCGAAGCCAAGGCGATCGACACCGCTGCTGTCGCGCGTATGTTCGACCGCTCGCTCGGCGAGTACGAGGGTGGCAACGGGGAGTCGATCGAGATCGAGCCGCCCGACCTCAACGGCGAGTACGTCCACGGCGCGGACTGGGGCAGGCGTACGGACTGGGCGGTCATCGTCACGGTGCGTACTGACGTGCGTCCGATGCGTCTGGTCGCCTTCGAGCGCCGTGGTCGCACGTCCTGGCCTGAGATCACCGCGATCCTGGATGCGCGCCAGCGCCGGTTCGGCGGCACGGCGAAGCACGACGGGACCGGCCTCGGTGACGTGGTCGACGGGTTTCTCAGCATCCCGGCGGAGAGCGTGTGGCTCGCCGGTCGGGAGCGTCAGGAGATCTTCTCGGCGTACGTGCTGGCTATCGAGCACGACGAGCTGCGCGCTCCCTACATTCGCTGGGCGGTGAAAGAGCACTCGCGTTGCACGCACGCCGACCTTTACGGGGCAGGGCATCCGCCCGACACGCTCGTCGCGGGTGCCCTTGCCTACGCCGCTGCGAACGTCACCCCGGTGTTGATCCCCACGGCCCGCAACACAGCCTTTGCTGCGGCATCCACGGAGGCGAGTGCATGGGACTGATCGCGCGCATCAGGGCGGCGGGAGACGCCTTCGTGGCGTCGGGGAAGAAGCCCGAGCCAACGACGGATCTGATCGGCGCGGCGGCATCGAGTTACTTCCCGCAGTTCGTTGATTCGCGTTGGGGCCTGCAAACGGTCGATGATCTGGTACTGCAGAAGGGGTGCAGCGTCTACCGCGAGATGAACGATCGGGATGATCAGGTGCAGAGCTGTCTTGGGTTCCTCACCTATGCGCGCCTCTCGACCGGCGGCAAGATCGTCCCGGCAAGTGATGACCCGGCGGATCTGCGGGTGGCGGACTTCGTCCAGTACGTGCTCGACGAACTCAAGGGCTCGTCGACCACGCGCTTCTTCATGGATTTGATGGAGGCGCCGTGGATGGGTTTCGCGTGCGTGGAGAAGGCGTGGGGTGATCCGATCGTGGGTGGCGACTTTGCCGGTTTGCGGCCTTATCGCACGTTCCGCGCGCTGGCGCAGGAGACCGTGACGGTGAAGGTCGATCTGCATGGCGACATTGAGCCTGACGGTGTGTGGCAGAGCAAGCCGGGGCAGATGGTCGCGCCCGGGCTCGACCCATCGCAGTTCGAGCACTTCCCGCGCGAGAAGTTCGTGCTCTGGTGCTGGAAGATGCGCTGGAGCAATCCACTTGGTATGAGCATTCTTCGCTCCGCTTACCCGTACTACTTTTTCAAGCGCGAGACGTTCAAGCGGTGGGCGCGATACCTGGAGAAGCACGGCCTGCCGCGTGTGGTGGTGGAGGCTCCGGAGAAGGCCACGCAGAGCCAGCTTGAGGACGCGGCGGAGATCGCGCGGCGGTTCCAGAGTGATCTCTGTATCGCAGTCAAGAAGGGCGTGACCATCAACGTCACCGAGCCGAGTAGTGCCCCCACGGTTAATTTCACCGAGGCGATTACGGCGGCGAATCGCGGGATCGCGCATGCCTGCTTCATGCCGACGAACCTCATCGACCAGACCGACACGGGGTCCTTTGCCAAGGCGCGCGTGGATCAGGCCGCGTTTGTGTGGGTGTTGAAGAACCTCGGGCTCCTGTTGTCTGACGATGCGATGAACGAGCAAGTGATTGCTCCGTTGTGCGAGATGAACTTCGGCGAGTCTGTGAAACCGCCCCGATGGGAGTTCAACCCGTTCGAGCAGAAGGACCTCGAGAGTATGGCGCGGGTGCGCAAGACGCTCTCCGAGGTCGGCTTCCCGCTCAGCAAGGCCGAGATCGCGGCAACGTTCGATGTTGATCCCGCCGACACTCCCGAGGATGAGCTGAAGGCAGCGCAGCCGGCGACCCCACAGCCGGGCATGCCGATCCCGGGCCTGCCAACGATAGAGCAGATGCGCGCGGTCATGGACGAGGAGGGCGCGGCGCTCGAGGCGATGGTTGCGGAGATCATCCGGGCCCGCACGAGCAGCGATCCGGAACACGAGGTCGCCGACGTGCTGCGTGGGAACGGCCGCACGAAGGATGCCGCGAAGGTGCTGGTGCGATGATGATCACCTGCATCTATGCCCTCGCGGCTGCCCTTGTGGCGGTGATCGTCCTCCTCGTCACGGAGCCTGGGGAAGACCGATGAGACCGCGCCGGTTCGCCGCGACGCTGGTCCCCGCGGGTGCGTATTGGCGCGATCCTCTCGCGACGGAGCAGAAGATCGACTTCGGGGCCCTGGAAGAGGCCGAGGGGGAGGCGATCCACGGCAGCCGGTTGCGGCTTGGGCTCCTGCTTCACGCGCAGCGCGAGGCTCTGATCCGCTGGACGCGGAGCCCGCGCTTTAACGCCTCCAGTGCCCGGCGGATGCCCCTCTGGTTTTCCGCGCAGATCGGGAACGAGTTCATCCGCATTCGTGCGCGCGGCTACTACGAGGGGGTAGCGCAGCACAACGCCGAAGCTGAGCGTGCCGGGGGGAAGGCGAGCGTGCCCGGCCTGAGCGAGGCGTCCACGACGAGGCTCATAGAGAACGCCTGGACTGCCGGGCGTCAGTTCGCCGCCTATGTGCTCGCCCCGGTGCGCGTCATCGTGCAGAGCGCCTTCGGCGTGGATGGCAGGCGCATCAAGCCGCAGGAGCGCCTCGAGCAGGAGATCCGCTCGGCCTACGCACGCTGGATCATGGGCGCGTCCTTCCCCGTCGACCGCTCGGAGATCCACCTCGCGACTCCGCTGGACGTGATGCGCATCGCCTACCAGACGTGGCAGCAGCGCAACTTGCCGATCGTCGCTTGGCTCGACTACATGGTCGAGGAGATGACCGGCAACGGCACTGCGGTCCCGATCCTCACGGACAACGCCACGAAGTCGGTTGTGCTCACCGAGCGCATGCGCCAGGTCAACGCGGCGCGCTACGAATCCGGCCTCAAGGACGTGCAGGTCGAGGCGTACCAGTTCAGCGCGATGATGGACGAGCGCACGTGCGCGGTCTGTCGCCGGCTGGATGGGATTATCCGGCCCAAGCGCGATGAGTTCTGGTACTCCGCTACCCCGCCCATGCACGACAAGTGCCGCTGCGTCCTCTCGCAGGTCATGACCTGGGAGAAGGCGACGCCAACAGAAGACGCGATCATCCGCGAGCTGAACTTCGAGAAGGTGCCCGTCGGCTACGGCGGGTATGACCCGAGCCTGTCATCCGAGGAGGCGGTGAGCGCGTATCTCGCGGTGCTGTCGCGCCGCCTGGATCGCGCCGCCGATACGAGGTGGCTGGCGCTGGAGGTGGCCCATGTCTGAGCATGTCGCGCTCCTGGCGTCTCCTGACGCCTTCGCCCCCCAGACGATCCGCCTCGAGGTCGCCGCCCCTGGCGTGACGCGCGTCATGGGGTGTCGGCACAAGAGCCGCACGACCGAACCGCTTGCCTACCGCTTCGATGCGGGGTCATTCACGGCAGACGAGGCGCGCGCCTGGATGGACACGCGCACGATCGCCTTCGCGACGTTCGAGCCGAGTGATGACGGCTACGAGGTGGATGTCCCCCTGCTCCCGGCATCGGGCCATCTGGTCGGCAAGGGTGGCGTGAAGTTCGATGTCACGCCCGAACTGGTTGATCAGGCGCTAGCAACTAACACGCGCCTGATCAACGAAGGTACGCTGAGTCCGGCGGGGAAGCTACTCCACGAGGAAGACCAGAGCTTCGCCGCGCGCGAGTTTGGAGACGGTGCCTTGGGCCGCGTCAAGAGCGTGTACAAGGACTCCGCCGGCAGGCTCATGGCGCGTATGCGGGGCGTGTCCTTGAAGTTCGCTGATGCGGTCCGCCGCGGGATCTGGGGGCCGGTGAGCGCCGAGTTCAAGCGCACGTGGACGGACCCGAAGACGGGCGAGGAACACCCCATGGCGTTGATGGCGGTGGCGTGGCTCGGCTCGCAGATGCCGGCGACTGCCATCCACGAGATGTACCAGCTTTCACAGACCGCCGACGAGGACCTGCTTGTCTGGCTGGCCGCAGGCGAGGGAGCACAACCCGGCAGTGATGGAGCCCCAATGACGCCGGAAGAACTCAAGACTCTGGTCATGGGCTGGATCGCGGAAGCCCTTGCCAGCGGGAAGGACGACACGCCGCCGACCGAAGAGAAGGAGCCGGCGGAGGAAGAACCCAAGAAGGGAGACGAGGACATGGACGAGAAGGAGAAGGCCCAGCTCGAGGCCAAGCTCGCCGCGCTCGAGGCGCAGGCGAAGGCATCGCGCGAGGCCCTCGTGGATTTGCGGCTCAGTGCTGCGGTCCAGGCAGGCAAGGTCACTCCGGCGGAGGTGACCGCGCAGAAGAAGCTCATGGCCGACATGAGTGACGAGATGGTGAAGCTCTCGCTCGACACCATTGATGCGCGGGAGGCGAAGGTGGTGACGGGGCTGGTGGGTGGCGGGCACGCCGCGCTGGAGGCGAAGAACAGCGCCGAGACGCTGATTGCCCTCACCGACGCCGCGCAGAAGGGTGACATGACCGTGAGTGAGGCCTTCATGAAGGCCACCAACGAGAACCCCGCGGCTGCGCTGGCGTGGCTGAAGGACCAGGGGCTCACGTCTCTGGCCGGGAAGGAGTAGGGCAATGGGTGGCACTTTCACTGGTGGGCTCAAGAGGCGGAGTTTCCCGCCTGGAGAGGCCTACAACGAGGGCGCGTGCCTGTACCTGAAGAGCGACGGCAAGCTGTACAAGGCGGTCGGAACGACGCAGGCCAGCAAGCCCGGGATCTTCATCTCGCGCGAGGCTGCGACTGCCGCTGACGTCACTGCGGGCAAGCCGCTCGACTGCGAGATCATGGCGCCCACGACTCTGATGCGCGCCTCCGGTGCTTGCACAATCGGCCAGTGGGCGACGTGCGACGCGGAGGGCGAGGTCTCCAACAGCGCCGTGGACGAGGGCTGGACCCCGGGGATCTTCCTGGAGACTGGCGTCGACGACCAACTCGTCGAAGTGGCGATTCTGCCGATGCAGATCACGGACATCAGCGACACCGTCGCCGACTAAGGAAGGAGGCTCACAGTGCCAAGTCCTACTTTGGGCAGTGTGCAGACTGCCCTTCCGCTCCAGCAGATTTCGATCGGGTACACCAATGCCGAGTACACGATGGCCAATGCGTTCCCGGTGATTGCCGTCGGTGCTCGCACCGGCAAGTACTACGTGTTTCCCAAGGCGGAGGCGTTCGCCGATGAGGCGCTCGTTGTGTCGGCCGGGCTGAGTGCCTCGCGCGGTACGCGCTCGATCTCCGAGGACACCTTCACCCTCGACAAGCTCGCGCACGAGGAGGAGGTGTACGACGACATCGTGGACGAGGCGCTCCGCAACAACAGCAACCCGGCCCTGGAGTACCTCCAGGCGACGGAGGCGGTGACGGATCGGGTCTTGCTCAAGCGTGAGCGGATCATCACGACTATGATCACTGACACGTCGTGGACCGGTTCGGCGGTTCTCGCTGCCGGGTCGGAGTGGAACAGCGCCGGTGGAGGGGATCCGGTCGCGGTCCTGAACACGGCGCACATGGAGGTCTACGACACGATCTACCGCCCGGCGAACACCTGGATCACGGACTGGAAGACGTCCTTCATCCTCCAGTTTCATCCGCTGATTCGCGACCTCGTGAAGTATACGCAGGCTGGTCCGGTCCCGATGGCCCAGATTGCTGGGTTCTACGGGATCAACCGCGTGTTCGTGTCGATGGCTGGATACAACACCTCCGGGAAGAACCTCACGGCGTCGCTTGCGTCCGTCCTGGGCGATTACTTCTGGCTCGGATACGTCTCGCCGGTCGCGGCTCGCCGCGTCCCGTCTGCTGCGTACCTGTTCGAACTCAACGGCGCGCAGGGCCGCAAGGTGGAGACCTACCGCGAGGAGAAGGAGTACCGCGACGTCGTCCGGTGCACCAGTTACTTCGCGGCAAAGGCAACCTCCGTGGACGCTGGTTACCTGATCAGCAACACGCAGGCGTAGGCCAACAACAGCAATCGGAGGGGGGGGGGGGGGGCCCCCCCCCCC